CGGAACCGACGCTTTCGATGGGCAGCGCGTGCGTCGAGTCCGTGCCGTCAACGTCCTTGACGGTCTTGGCGTCGTCGCTGCCGGCGAACACCACGAGGCCGACAACCTGCGCCTGCGTGCTGTCACCCGAATAGGTAACGTTGCGAGTCGCAATCTCGGTTCCCGACCCAGCGGTGATCTGAACGCCATCGGCCACAGGTCAGTCCTCAGCTCAGGGTATTCGAGAGGCGGATGACTTCTGACGTCCACCACGCGATGGACAGGCCGCTCGCGACGTAGGGCGCCCACAGCAGCGCCCGCGTGGTGAGCAGCGAGTCCCATGTGAACGTGGGCAGCACGGTGCGGAGGTAGAAGAGGATCACCGCAGCGCGCTGGTAATCCTCCCCGCACGCCGCGAAGACGCCGTCGATGGCGCCACGCTGTTCGGCCTGGCTGAGGGTTGCCATTACAGCGTCAGGGCGAAGATGCCGGCCGTGTTCCAGATGATCGTCATCCGGCCGGATGTCACCGTCTGTGAGCCGCCGAAGTAGTTGTAGCAGATGCCCTGGTCGGCGACGGGCGTGGTGAGCGTGTCGTCGTAGACGAGACAGCCGAAGAAGGCAGACAGGGTCGTCGTGTCGTTGGCGCTCACGGTGTCGGCGGCGTCATAGGTGCAGGTGCCGGTCGATGCTGTCCAGGTGATCGTGGCGAGCACGCGACCGGCTGCAGGCCACCCGGAGGCATCCGAGACGCCGCCTGCTGCCCACACGCCAGCTGCATAGGCGCTGTTGGCCGCCGAGACGGTCTGCGAGGGCGTGACGCTGGTGTCGAAGAGCGCCACCTTGGGAATGTCGGCGTCGAGATCGAGCGCCGTCGTGTTGCCCAGCCCGTCGATGATGGTCTGCTGGAAGATCTTGCTCGCCGACCAAGCCATTAGTCGATCCTTTCGTGCCGGCCGGTGGCCGTAGGTGCGAAGACGGTCACGTCCTGGCCGTTGTCGCGGGTTGTGACGATGCTCATCACCGGCCGCCCCCGGTCGTCCAGCCGGACAAGTTCATTGCCGACGTAATCCTGTCGCTCGACGGCTTCCAGCTTCGCCCTGGTGCCCTTCGGCAGCATCGGCGTCGTGAGGCCGTGCATCCGTGGACAGGGATGGAAGCGCGAGTGCGGCTTCGCCTCCCGCGTCCGGTCGGTCTGTCCGCAGGCGGGGCAATACCAGTCCTGCACGGCGGCCAGTTGGAGCGTCATGCGGCTTCGACGATGCGGATGATCCGCCCCGCGTCGTCGCGCTCGAGGGTCTTGTGAATGGTGACGCCGTTGCGCGTCTCCGAGACCTTCTCGATGTTGCCGCGCGGGTCACGGGTGATCCTGCGCTGGACGGTCACCGGCTTCTCCCGCTGCTTGCGGTCGACGGCGAGCTCGTGACGGACGACTTCGACGACGCGTTCTGCAGTCATCTCGATCTTCTCGGCGCTCGCGTCCAGGCGTCGGGTGCTCGCGTCGACCTTGTCGGTTGCGACGCCGACCTGCTGCGCGAGGTCCACGGCGCCGGCGGCGATCGTGTCGCCCACGGTGCGATTGAGTCCGGCCATCGCCTCGTCGGCGATAGCGACCTCGGAGACATGCACGCTCGTCGGGGCCACGTTGAACTCGATGGAGCGCGGCGTCGGAGGGGGCGGCGGCGGCGGAACAGCTGCGGGTGGTTCGGCCGGCGGAGCTTCCGGCGGCGCGGGATTGGCTGCGTCCTCGCTCGTGATGGGTGCGCCCGCGCGGGCGTTGTTGTTCGGCGTCTGGAGGAGGCCGCCGGGTCCTTCGAGGTCGTCCTGCGAGTAGTCCCATCGGCTTCAGGTTCTCGAAGGCGCGGACCTCGTCGACGGTGCGGAACTTGTGCTCCAGGGCGATGCCGTATAGCTCGTACCGCGTCTTCGTGTCGGAGCGCAGCAGCGCGTCGTAGTTGAAGCGCACTTCGGTGTTCGATCCACGGACCGTGAGCCGGTTGTCGCCAGGCACGAGTCGGCTGTAGGCCATCTCGATGGGGCGCGTGTAGCGCATCAGGCAGTGCGTGACGTACTCGTCCTTGCGCGACTCGACGGAGGCGTAGGCGATGCCGGCCGGCTCCTGCGAGCCGACCATGAAGGGCGGAATACCGTAGATCCGCGCCACCATCTCGAGCTGGCGGTTCCAGAGGTCCGGCAGTGCCGCGTCCTGGGGCGAGAGGCCGGTGCGCATCCAGTTGGCGCCGCCCGAGAGGACGCCGAAGATGCCCGCCTTGCGCCAGCCGGACCAGCGGGTATTGACCTGCCGCTCTGCTTCCTTGACGGCCGTCTCGGAGGCGTCCTGGGGCAGCACAACGAAGCCGGACACTTGGCCGCCCTTGCCGAAGAACGTCTCCACCCACTTGCGCATTGCCAGCGAGATGCCGATGTTGCCGGTCTGCGCGTCGATGGGACTCAGGCCCATCAGCTTCCCGGGGCGGAGCAGGTACGGGATGTGCAGTATGTTCGCCGTCGAGAACGTCTCGTAGTCGCTCGGCGACCAGTCCTCGAAGGGGCTCGTGCGGCCGAGCACCTGGAACAGCCGCTCTTCGGACGGCTTCACCACGCGAACGCGGATCGGGTTCAGCACCGTCAACCGGATCGGGTTGAAGATGTTGGGCTCGCACAGGATGTAGGCGTTGCCCGCCAGCAGGATGCTCAGCGCCACCTGCTGCTTGTGCGAGTAGGCGGTCATCGCCATGTCCTGCGGGTCGGGCGCCTCCAGCCACGAGGGCTGCGTTGCGATCGGCTGCGTGAGCTGCCCGTCAGTGACGTATGCCTTCATCGGCATCCCGGCGATGTCGCCCGCGAGCAGCGAGACGGCCGAGAGGACAGCGTCGTCGGACAGCGCCGTGTCGTGGCTGACCTTGACGGCCGCCTCGGTGCGCGTGAAGGCGTCGGGGTCACCCGTGCCCCAGAACTGGCCCGAGAGGCTGCGCTGTGCGAAGAGTTTCACGGCGTCGCCTCATTGACTCGTGCGAGATGGATGAGGACGCCCGCGAGGATGCCGCAGAACGCAGCTGCGCCGAGCAGCCAGCCGCCGACGTAGTAACCGAGCAACAGGCCGGAGATGGCTGCCAACGCGAAGCCGAGCAGGCCGAGGAGGAGCGTCATTCGTCGTCGTCCTCCTCGAAGTCGTCGAAAGGCCGCCGCCCTGCCTCCGGTGGGGTGTCGATGAGCGTGATGTAGGAGCGGTTGACCACCTGTCCGAGCCGCCGTGCCTCGGCATAGGCGCCGACTGCGGCCACCGCGAGGTCGATCATCCGCGTGCTGGACTTCGCCTCTTTGATGATGCGAGGCCCGTGGCGGTCTTCTTTGAGCACCGCGTTTGCGATGTGCGCCGCGAGCTCCGGGTTCCCGTCATGCGTCAGGTTCTTCTCGATGACGGCGGTGTAGAACTCCTGGCACGCCGGTACCATCCGCGACAGGCTGTTTGTGGGCCACGAGAAGACCCGCAGACCCTCGGCCTCGAGCCGTGAGAAGAAGTCCTGGAAGCGTGCCGGGTCGAACGCGAGCCCGCGGCAGCCCGGCATCGCGAGCACCGCTCGGACTTCCATCTCGATGGAATCCATGTCGACGTGCCCGAGGTCATTGTCGGGCGTCCACGCGCCGCGAACGGACAGGTGCGGCTCGTCCAGCGTGCAGGTGACAAGGCCGGTGGAGTTGTTCGACCAGGAGCCGTCGAGGAAGGCGACGAACGGAGCCGCGGGGTCGAACGGGCGACCGGAGATGATGGCATCCCATGCACCGTGGGGCAGCCATGCGGCGTAGGTGTTGGTCCACTGGTTCAGGTGGAAGCGCCTGAACGATGCCTCAGGCGTGATCTTGGCGTCTTCGCTGATCGCTTCCGCGAACAGGAAGTCGCCCATCGCGGGGTTGGCCTCCGCCCACACCTTCGGATCCATCCAGTCGGCGTTGGGGTCAGCCGGCTCGCGCCACCAGAAGAAGAACTCGCCGCGCTTGCCGCGGTCGTACAGGTCCCATGCCAGCGAGGTCTTGTCGAAGCCGGCCGTGGTGATGCCCAC